TACGACCAGTGTCTAGTGCGTTTACAGAACAGTGTTGAATCACACCAACTTCGTCTAGAATGAATGTTGCACGATAGGCAACTTGTTCAGAGTGTTCTTTAACGCCACAATCTCTTGCGAGTCTTAGACCACAGTCTGCGAGTAGTGTGTGTTGGATACTTCCGATTAGATCGTTGTCTTTCTTCCATGCGAGTTTGCAGAACTCATTATCACCACTAATACCAAGTACATTAGCGTGTGCTGTTAGTTCGTCAAATGCCGCAATCTCAGTCGGACAGATAAATGTAAAGTCTTTTGGGTAGAAGTAAATTACAGACCATTTACCAATCAAGTTAGTATTATTAACTCTCTCGAACTCGTTGTCTTTATTTACGCCTGTCAATTCAAAGTCTGGGAACATAGTCCCTACTGCTGATATCATACTATAACTCCATAATATATATTGTGCTTAGAAAGAATCTCGGTTCTTTCGCTTGTTTCGTCTCGCTTCTTGAATCTTTGCTTTACGCTTGTCGTATCGCTTTGAGTCCTTTTTACTATCAAAGTCTTCATCCATCCATTCACGAAACTTTTTACTTTTGTTTTTACCCATACTACTTTACCTTGTTATGATACTGGTGCTTCTGATTTCTTAGGTCTACCACGACCACGCTTTACCGCAATCGGCTCTTGGATTGCGCCCGGAAATGCCTGATTAACTACTTCTGGGGCAAGATCAGGATATGGTTGCTTTGAAGTCACTCTCAATAGCAATTCTGCATCACCCTCATCAATCGACTCCAACATTTGAATGAATAGTGATTCCTTCCTAACTCTAGATAAACCCTTACCTTCAGATCGTTGCTCCACAAAGTATGGCATCTTTCTCATCTCACGATACAAAGAACCATGTGATTCTCGTATATCAGATGGAGTATATGGTGGCGCAGTTTCTGGTAGATCAAAAGTCCATCTAGAATCGCACATCAATGCAAGAATATTTCTCAACTCTTTTGAGTCGTGTCTTTGCAATTGAGTCACCTTCTCTTCAACTGTTTCAGCTTTTCGGGCAGTGTTAATAATCTCTGCCAGAGATAATGTAGTCATTTTAAAACTCCGTTATACATTCCATTAAATTTCTAAGTTTATTTTTGATAAAGTAGTTCAGTAACTGACTACGATCTTTTCCATTCTCTTCACTCCAAATAGAAAGTATCTCTTCTTTCATTGACTGAGGAACTTCATTCAGATCAATCAAAGCCTTGTTACGCATATAGTTACGTTTTACTTCATCATCCATATTATTTATATCAGCCCATTCGGCAAGTCGCTTTTGCGTTATTGGGCGTTGTCTTATACCCATAACGAAAGCATTATCAACAGATAAGACATTTGGTATGCCATCACCCGCATCACCCTTGATGATATGTTCAGCAAGATATTTCTCTGGATTTGCGTTAGAAATCCATCGTTTTCTTACAGGATCATACTGCTTTACGTTTGCATATTTATGTAATTGTATGTAGTCTTTGTCGCCTGATAGGATTAGGATAGGCTCACCCATATTCAACTCAGTGCCTTCTTCATGAGCGATAACACCAATGATATCATCTGCTTCACAAGTTTCGACTTGAATAACTTTGTATGGAAAGAACGTCTTTAGTTCATCACGAATGCTGTTAAGAGCCTGAAAGATAGCATTCCAATCCATCTCGGACTTATCTCTCGTCTTCTTACGATTCGCTTTATAGTATGGGTACATCTGTCTGCGCCAATAATTAGTATCGTCACAGCAGATCACAAGTTCACCAAACTCAGCAGTGAACTTCTTACGATTTGCTCGTAATGTGTTTAATATCATATGCCTGAGCATACTTACGTCAATCTCTGCGTTCTGATGATTACCAATCTGCATCATCATATTCGCAATCATGACCTGGTTCATATCAACCAATATCATCATCTATCTCCTAACTTAATTTAGTAATGTCTACTATAACATAAGTCGGTGTGTTTTGTCAAGGCAACCTTCATTGCTTTTCCCAAGTTTGTTCAGAAGTTAGTTTGAAACTACCTACATGATCTTGACTAGCCCATGTTTCTGGTTCAATCATACTAATAAACAAACCATCTTTGCTATCATATAAGTGATAGACTTCTCCAACAACTGGCACAATATTACATCTTGCGTTGTACATCAATGCGGTATCTTCAGCCAGTTCTACTAGTTTAAAGTATTCTTCTTTTAATGCCTCAAACTTTGTTTCGAGTTGATGCGTTGCACTAATACCACGCTCTTTACTTACACTTAAAACATCTGGAACAGTGAAAGCAGGCGCACCGACATTAGTTGGATACGTCATTAGTGCAGGCGCATCAACTACATTGTCTGGTTTAGTCTTCCCAGTCTCCGAGTTCTTCATAATAAGTTTCCATATCTTCTATGAAATGTTCAAACAATTCTGCTATTTGAACGCCACTTTCTTTCTCAACATCAGCAAACACAGTATCAGCAAAAGTCTGAAATGGATACTCTTTACCCTTTGCTCTCCACATTAACGCCTTTGTTGCTTCCATAATTGTTAGTATATCAAGCATTGACTTAGGGTCTTTTTCAACATCAAGACCAAATCCTCTTAATCCCCAAACAGTTTCTCTGGCATTTAGTGTGGCAAAGAAGTCTACAAATTCTTCATCAGTCTTAAATACATCTTCCTCAATCGCCTCTTGCACTCGCTTCTTTTTCTCGAATGCTTTAGTGAAGTCGATTACGTTGTCATCACTCACTTGTTTACCTTGAGTATGACTGTATCAGCGTTGATTCTAGAGTCAGTAGGCTTCTCAGCAGTCTTGAGTGCTTTAAGTGCCTTCAATGCTCTCAGCTTAGTCACTTTGTTGATAGAGTCGATAGTCTCTTCAGGTTTACGCAACTTCTTCTTGAACGACAACTCTTCATCATAGTTCTTGATTGACGTACCTTTCACAATAAACCCATCGTTGTTGTTTGTCACTAGATACTTGATAACTCTCGTCTTAGTGTTAAACAGATAGACTTCAGTAGCACCAACAATGTATGCGGGACTTGTACTGGTTATCTTATAATCAGCAGACTCTTTTTGATAGATCACTTTCTCGACTTGCTTCGTTGCAGGTGTTGCTTTCTTAGCACGAGGTTTGCGTGTTGCTTTCTTACTCAGCACATACTTCTCGCCATCAGACACAAACGAAGTGATTAACTTGTAGAGTTTTTTCTGCTCTGAAAGAGACAGATGATTGTAGCCTTCAACAAGATAATCTACTTTGTCTTCGACTAACTCTTTGAACTCTTGCTCAACTTCTTTATAGTGCGTGACTATATCACGAGCAGATTGAGTTGCGGCATTGATGCCTTTGAGATGAGTATATAGAGAGAACTTGGTGTCGAGAACACCATCAAGATGATCATCAATAAAGCCTTCAATGTCACCTATGATGGTATTTGTTTTCTCTTTGAGTAACTCTGCGGGGTTCTTTCTTTTGACTTCAACAACAGTGTCATCTTCTTCTTTCTCTTCAACTTTGAGTTCGATATTCTTTCTACCATGAGATAGAATCTCCTCAAGATTGTCGTTTATAAAGTCGATGGCAGACTGCTCAAGTTCTGCACCCATCATTTGCATCTTCATTAATGATGCTAGAGTGGCAGATACTCTCCAGTCTTCACTTGCTTTGAATGTTTTTAGATCGTTGGGGCGATTGGTCTTGACCCATTCTTGCGCCCAAGAGACGTAAGACTTTTTCTCATAGAAGTAACCATAGTGACGAAGGGTCTCATTGATATTCTTCATATAGTCTTCGGGCTTGACTGCTGACCAGTCAATAGTCTCTCGACCAATGTTAGCTTCTTCAGCCAACTTGGCGGCATTGCCTCTACGAGGTATCGCTCTTTTCTTAGCCTTAGCCATTTCTCACTCCATAAAATAAAAACACATTATATCACATAGTTATATAAAAGTCAATCGTGTTGAGAGAATCCGCCATTAAAAGCAACTCCCTCAGTTTTTCTGCCGTTGATGAGCATAACCCTATCATATCTTATATTCTTCCAACGACTTCCATCTACATCCCAAGCAGTGAACCACTCTCCACTCCTTATGTTACTTATTGAGTTTGCGCTCAACGGAGAGCGGTCTCCACCTTTTCGATCTTTAGCGGTATGAGAACCAAGTAATGTTAGCCTAACAGAACGAATGTCATCATTTACTTCAGAGTACTTAATTGTTACTATAGAACTCCTTAAAAGTTCTGCTAAGTCTTTACTTTTCATGTAACTATCCTTTGATTGATACTCCATTCGGTGTGGCAACACCATTTACTTCTTTGATGCTATCCCACTTGAATGATCTCCACCCATTTACTTCTGTATCCCAAACTGCTTGAGAAGTCTCAGGCGATTTCTTGGTTGTGCTACCAGAAGATGCACTAGGTATTTCGTTCTCACTCAAAGTAGCTTTCATGTTTCTAGTTGAACCATCTACCTTAGTGAATGTTATATTTATAATTTCAGACTTTAGTTGCTCAATCACAGTACTTCTATTCATTTCACTTTACCTCATTTAAGTTAATAATATAATCATCTATCTTATCGGCTAATTCAGAGTAACCACCGATGTGTTCACCCATCCATAGAACTTGTGGAACTTGATCTTCGTCTGGAAACAGTTTTCTAAACATAGAGGCGGAATCTGGATCAGACAGATTTTTATACTCATGCTGTATTTCCAAACTCTCACATAGCTGTTTACATCTCAGACATTGAAAACAAGTATTAATTCCAAATATTACGACCATGATATCAGGTTCACTCCTCTTTGTCAAGTCCATTCGCTTCATTAAATTCTTCTTCTGCTTCGAGATAGTAACTTCGATAAGCGGCTAGAATTGCCTCTTGCTGTTGAATGAACGCTCTTATATCAGAGTAGTTCAATCCCAAGTTCTCATAACCAGAATCAGTTGTGGCAAAGAATGCCAATGCATCTCCACTATTTTCAAGTTTTGCCCATTGCTCTTCCCAGTTCTCTTTGACTAGAATAACCCACTCGACTTCACGAAGATCAAGTTCGTCTGACTCTGGAAGTATGAGTTTGGGTTTCTCAATGGGTTCAGCAGATACAAAAATCTGTTTAGGTAAACTACTACAACCACTAATTACTGATAAGATAATCAAACAGCCAAGGACATTCGCTATTGAACGCTTTACCATTTTTCGCCTCCTTTTCTTTGTCAGTTAGTTCAGCACCAGAAAGTAACTCAAAGCATCGATTCGCTTTGGCACTTGCTTTTGTTACAACTTTCTCTACT